ATTTACGCTCAAACCCCACCCAGATACGCCTTTCTCACGTCCTGATTCCCCAGCAGCTCCTCGCCGCTGCCGCTCAAGCGAATCTGTCCGTTAACCATCACATACCCGCGATCGGACAGCTTCAGCGCGTGGTGCGCATTCTGCTCAACCAGAAAAATGGTCATGCCGTTGCGTGCCAGCTCGCGCAGCGTCTGGAAAATCTGTTTCACCACGATTGGCGCCAGGCCCAGGCTGGGCTCATCCAACAGCAGCAGCTTAGGGCGGCTCATTAAGGCCCGCGCAATCGCCAGCATCTGCTGTTCTCCGCCGGACATGGTCATCGCACGCTGTTTACGCCGCTCCTTGAGGCGGGGGAAAAGGTCGAACATGCTTTGCATATCTTCAGATGCAAACTGGTTTCCAATCGGGATGGTGCCCATCAGCAGGTTCTCTTCCACCGTCATATCCGGGAAGATACGCCGTCCTTCGGGAGCCTGGGCGATACCGCCGGACGCGACGTAGTGGGTGGATTTATGGCTGATATCCTCTCCGCAAAACAGGATCTGCCCACTACGGACCCGGGGTTGACCAAAGATAGACATCAATAATGTCGATTTTCCTGCACCGTTAGCGCCAATCAACGCCACGGTTTCGCCTTTGTTAACCTCAAGGGAAACCTGTTTCAGTGCCTGGATCACGCCGTAGAAAACGTCCACCTCCCGAAATTCCAGCATCATTTCGCTCACAGGTTAACCTCGCTCTCGTCGGTGCCCAGGTAGGCGGCAATCACTTTCTCATCGTGCTGGATCTGCTCGGGTTTCCCCCGCGCAATGACGTCTCCGTGGTCGAGCACGATAATGTCGTCCGAAATCTCCATCACCATCCCCATATCATGCTCAATCAGTAATACCGTGATGTCGTGGTGGTCGCGCAGAAAGCGGATAATGCTGCTGAGCTTGTGCGTTTCCACCGGGTTCAGGCCGGCAGCAGGTTCATCGAGACAAATCATCTCCGGGCCGGTACACATGGCGCGGGCGATTTCGAGGCGTCGTTGCTGGCCATAGGA